TGCTAAAAATGACAAAAGCAGTCAAGCGTTACGCGATGGATATTTATTTCATTTATTAGTATTAACGCCTGAGTATTTTCATAAACAAATATTTATAGACGTACAAAGTAAGAACACTAATAAATTTAAACTCGCACAAAAAGAGCATAAAGAAGTTTATACGATTAAAGAAAAAGAAGATGCTGAAAGATTAGCCGATGCAATATTTCGTAATGAACCTGCTATGCAACTAATTAAAGGTGCTAAGGTAGAATTTCCAGGTGTAGGTTATGTACAAGGTAAACCATTTAGAGCTAAAGCAGATGTATTATTAAAAGATTGTGTTATAGATTTAAAAACAACGAGTAACATAAAACAATTTAACAAGGCTGCATATTGGTATCATTATGATGTACAAGCATATTTATATACTGAAATATTTAAAATAAAATCATTTAAATTCATTGTAATTGATAAAAAAAGTTGCGATATTGGAATCAGTGATTTACCTGTAAGCGAGGAATTTATAAGTAGCGGTCGCGATAAAGTTAGATATGCAATGAAAGTGTATAAAGATTATTTTGAAAGCGATATGTTTGATATCGATAGTTATTTTATTAATATTGAGTTATGAAATTATTTGAATATGAATTTCCTAAAGATGATTCACCTAAAGATGAAACTGAAATAACTAACGCTTTATTATATTACACACATTTAAACAGGGATTTATTTAAAAAATTATGTAAAAAAGGTATGGAAATTGAGTTCACTAAAGATGAATTAAAGACTGCAAACATATCTGATTTTATATTATACTTATTAAAAAAGCATTATGATAAACAAGAAGTTCAAGAAGATATTGACTGAGCAACAAGCTGACAATATATATAAAAAACATATAGGCGAAGAATATATTACTGAGTTAATTACTGAAGATGCAGATGGGTATGATATGTATGGTAATTTATTATTCAAGTTTCGTAAAAATGTAATTCCTTTAGAAACATTAAAGTTGGGTGTTGATAGTTTTAAAGATAGTATTCAATGGACTGAAAGTCGAGGTGCGGCAAGTGGTTTTAGCGGGAAACGAACTAGAGCTGATGGTACTATTTCAAATACAAGTGTAGGTCAGCACGTTGAGTCTGGCGTTGTAGGTTTTATGGATAAAAGTGCAATGATTAGGTATTGCAGAAAAACAGCTTTTACTAGAAGTTATTTTGATAAGTATAAAGAAGGACTTCCATTTATAAAATTAGTTGATGATAAATATAAAGAATTATGCCCTCAATATTATGCTAGACAAAAAAACATAGCCGAGGGAACGAATCAAAATTATGTAATCCCTGATACAAGTTTTACAACTGTGACTGTAAATAAAAACTTTCGTACAGCAGTACATAAAGATGCTGGTGATTTTACTGAGGGTTTTGGCAATCTAGTTGTATACCGCGAGGGTGATTGGAGCGGTGGTTATTTTATACTTCCAGAATATGGTGTAGGAATCGATTTAAAAAATACAGATATATTATTTGTAGACGTACATAAATATCATTGTAATACAGGTTTTAAAAACTTTACTGATGATTGTTTGCGAGTTAGTTTCGTGCTTTACTATCGTGAATATATGTATAAGTGCAAAGCACCTAAAGATGAATTATTAAGAGTTAAAATAGATCAAGGTGGATACAATAAATTATAAAATAGCAGTCCCCTCATACAAAAGACCTGAGGTAATAAAACAAAAAACACTAAAAATGCTTGAAGAACACAATATCGATGATAGCGTGATAACAATCTTTGTAGCAGACGAAATAGAATACGAAATATATAAAAAGAGTTTAAATAAAAGATATGAAATCGTTATCGGTGTGCCAACTATTGGCGAACAAAGAAACTTTATAGAAAGATATTATAAAGAAGGAACTCAATTAGTAATGTTTGATGATGACTTAGACGGCATATTTGTTAAAAAAGAAGATACATTAGTCCCAATTAATAGTTTAATAGATGATTATATTATTCCAGGTTTTATAGAATGTTATGAACGTGGTGCTAAGTGTTTTGGAATCTACGCTGCAGCTAATCATTTTTTTATGAAGCATAGAGTATATACCAAGCTATGTTATATTCCGGGAGGAACGTTTGGAGTAATTGTAGAACACGATAATCAATTAAACAGGCATACTAATCACGGAGAAGATTATGAATATAGCATTAGACAATATATAAAGAATGGTATATTAGTTAGATTCGATGATATAACTTTAAAAAGTAAGTTCTTTAGAGAAGAAGGTGGATTACAAACTATAAGGACAAAAGAATATATATACGACTCAATAAAGTGGATACAAGATAACTTCACTGACTTTTGTACTATGTATATAAGGAAATCAAGTGGCAATGCTGAACTCAGATTAAAAGATAAAAGAGGTAACCTTGCCCAAGAAAAATTATTTTAATATATTTACACTATGACACAATCACAAACAAGACGAATAGCAATTGAAATTAAAAAAATAATAGGTTTTAACTTCTTAGAAAAAGTTAGAGCAACTCAATACGTTGAAGCAAGAGCGTTCTTCGTACACATACTAAAAAACTATTATAAATTCAGGAATAAGGATATAATAAACACTTTCAACGATCTAGGTTTTAAAATGGATAGTGCTACTTTATGCCATTCATTAAAAATGTTCGAAGTATATGAACATAAAAACGAAAGGATGCAAAAATGGTTCGACCAACTATTCCTAACACCTGATTATAAAAGTAGAAGTAATACACAAGCATATATAAATAGTAAATTAAAATATTTGCCTGAACATATATTAGTAAAGATGGCAGCTCAAATTGAAACTGTTATTAAGTATGAAGAGTTCGAGGAAGTTCAAAATATAGAATGGGTTTGGTAAAAAAGTTCATTTTTTTTATTATACTCTTGATTAATCAAGTTTTTTCAAGTGGCTAGGAACATAATTAGTATATATAAATACAAGCCGAAAAAGAAAAGGCCTGGAGTGCATAGTAAAAATGCAAGTAAAAGTCAAACAGGTTATAAAAAGAAATATAGAGGTCAAGGTAAAAAAAGGTAATTATGAGTTGGGGTGGTAAACGTATAGGGTCAGGAAGAAAAACTAAGTCACAAGAATTACAATTAATTGAAGAGTTATCAATGTATGATGAATTAGCAGTTAAAACTTTAATAGACGGAATTAAAAGAGGGTGTACTAAGTCATTACAACTATGGTTCAATTATAGATTGGGCAAACCTACAGAAACTCAAAACGTAACGTTAGTGCAAGAGCAACCGACTTATGAAGTTATCGTATTAGACAATGACTCAGAAAGTACAGACTAATTGTATTTATAATCACGCCTATCAATTCAGTAGGTCAGATAAAAAAATCTTAATAGAACAAGGCGGCAGTAGAAGTGGTAAAACATTTAACTTACTAATATGGATAATATTTGACTATTGTGCTAATAACTCTAACACTATAATAACTATATGCAGGAAAACGTTTCCAAGTTTGAGGGGAACTGTAATGCGTGACTTCTTAGATATATTAAAGCATTATGAACTGTATAGCGAAAAAGAGCATAACAAGTCTAATTCTGAGTATTACCTAAACAATAATACAGTCGAATTTATTTCACTAGATCAACCTGCTAAAATAAGAGGTAGAAAAAGAAACTTATTATTCGTAAATGAGTGTAATGAAATAGATTGGGATAGTTGGCAACAATTAATCTTTCGTACTGAAGGGCAAGTCATAATAGATTACAACCCAAGTGAAGCTAATCATTGGATATATGATAAAGTTGAAGTAAGAGACGATGCTATATTTTATAAAACTACATATAAAGATAATCCATTTATAGATAAAAATATTATAAATGAACTTGAAAGATTAAAAGATACAGATGATGAATATTGGCAGGTGTTTGGTTTAGGTGAGCGTGCTTTATCTCGTACACAAATATTTCGTATATCAACGATTAATAAAATACCTGAAACAGCAAAGTTTTTATCTATCGGTATTGACTTTGGTTACACTAATGATCCAACTACTGCTATTGAAGTCTATCAAGAAGAACATAACTTATATGTAAATGAATTATTATATAGAACTATGATGACTACAAGAGATATACATAGGTTTTTATTAGAACATAATTCAGATAATAAATTATCATTCGGTGATTCAGCTGAAGTAAGGTTAATTGATGAACTAAAGCGTATGGGTAATAATATTAGACCTAGCGTAAAAGGTCAAAACAGCGTTGCAGCCGGAATAGATTTATTAAAGCGTTACAAAATATATGTAACAGAAAACTCATCAAATGCAATAAGGGAATTTAGGGATTACAGGTGGAAAAAAGACAAAGCAAATCGATTAACAAATATACCTCAAGAAGGAAATGACCATATTCCTGACGCAACTAGGTACGCAACCTATTCAATAATGAGTAAACCAAATTACGGAAAGTATGCAATAAGATAAAAAAAGTTATTAAAAATTTTTTATATCTATTTTATTTTTATATATTAGCTGTATGAAAAATAATAAATCAAATAATAAAACTACTTTCAAGGTCTTAGGTTATTACGAAGAGTATTTTGTTGATAATAAATTCGTAGGTACTAAACCTAGTGAATTTGACGGTGAGCGAACTCTAGGTTGGTTCGGTAGAAAAACTTCATTCGCTACTGAAGATATAATTCTTGAGCGTGGTAAAAAAATAAAAACAGGTGTTAAATATTTCACTTACTTACAGCAATTATGTGGCAAGTTTGAAGGTAGCCAAGAAGATAAAATAAATGCTATTCAGCAATCACAAGCGTGGAAACTAAGAGCTAAATCTACCTCATAATGACTAACTACTATTGTAAATACAAAATATAAAATGGGACTAAGAAATAAAGTTTGTGCGTTTTTTTATTTAGTTTATATCTAAATAGTTATTTTTCATATTGATTAGTCTACAGGGAGTTTCGCACAGCTCCCTTTTTTTATTCTAAATTTTTTATATTTATGTATTATATAAATATGAAGTTATCAATTAACGTTCCTACAGAATTAAAAGATCTTACTCTAGGTCAATATCAAAAGTTTGTTAAAATACAAAAAACTAATGATGACCCGACATTCATAGCACAAAAAATGATTGAGATATTCTGTAATATAAATTTAACAGATACATTTAAAATTAAAGTATCAGATGTAAATGATATAGTAAATACACTAAACACACTATTTGATAACAAACCTGAATTAATACCTACGTTTAAAATGCAAGGTGTAAAATATGGATTCATTCCTAAGTTAGAAGATGTATCATTAGGTGAATATGTAGATATAGATAATTATTTAAATGATTGGGATAAAATGCACTTAGCTATGAACGTTTTATTTAGACCTATCAAAATGGAGTATGGGGGGAAATACGATATAAAAGATTATGAAGCTCAAGAATCTACCTTGATGAAAGATATGCCTCTTGATATTGTTTTTAGTTCTTTAATTTTTTTTTACAATTTAGGGATCGAATTATCGAGCAATATGATGGATTATTTAATGGACAGGAATCAAGTCAACCTCTCGGGCGAAGAGCTCAATTTAGCAGCAGGTGGGGTTGGTATGGATCAATTTACGAACTCGCTCAAGGAGATATTACAAAATTCGAAGATATCACTAAACAAAGATTAACGACAACATTACACGCATTGTTATATATAAAAGAAAAACACGAAGTTGAATCCGCTGAAATAAAATCAAATGCCAGAAAGTAACGAAGCAGCAAGGTCATATTATCTAATAAGTGAAACACTAGAAACATCACTACTAAACAACCTAATTACAAAAACAGTAACCATTGGCGATATAAGTGATATAGATTTAGGAAAACAAACTATATTTCCACTAGCTCATTTTATTGTAAACAATGTTGTATCAAACGAACAGACCTTGAATTATAATATTACAGTGTTAGTAATGGATATTAAAGACGTAAGTAAAGCAAATGAAACAGATAAGTTCAGGAAGAATACAGATGAGCAAGATATACTTAACACGCAATTAAGTGT